TTAAAACTTAAAAATAATATCGATGTTATCCATAGTAACCTCGACTCTATCTATCAATTGCTTAACTATCCTAGATTGAACATCATACGAAGATTTTCTAATGTCAATGTTATCCATCAGCATTCCAAGAGAGTCTTCGTTTTTCTTGTCTAAATAATTCAATTTAATTGCTTTGTTATAATCATCTTTTAAATGATTGAGTTCTTCGATGTCTTTTTTTAGTTTTGGTAGGTCAATCAAATCATTAATATATAAATCGTTTAGACGATTGATTTTTTTATCGATTATCTCTATTTCTTTTTTTAAAGGTGTAATATCAATTATATTGTCATCTTTTTTTATTTTTTTAAGATATTCTTTATCGTGTTGAAGTTTATAAAGAACATCAATAACATATTTTTCGATGTGTTTTTTTTCATATCGACCAGTGTTACAAATCTTTTGGTTATTATAATTATTAACACTTCGTCTAGCCAAACTTTCTGTTTTATTAACACAAACGTAAGTTTGCCTTCTCGTACCATCGTTCTTAGCTCTTCCTGTGCATACTTTTAAAGGGGCACCACAATAACCGCATTTTGCTATGTGAGAAAGCATATATTTCCCTTGAAAAGGTCTAGTATTTGTTTTCGTATCTGTCCTATGTGCTAAAGCTATTTGCGCTTTATTATATGTTTTTTCGTCGATAATGGCTTGATGATCACCTGAGAAAGTTTGTTCCCTATACTTCACTAATCCTTTATATGTTTCGTTTTCTAATATTCTTTTTACTTTTACATGTGTCCACGTATTCCCGACGAAATTGTCTCTCGCGTAATTTGTAATTGACATGATTGAGCAGCCAGAGATTATCATGTCAAACATCTGCCTGACATTAGCAGCCTCTAACTCGTTGACCGACAATGTTTTTTCGTCTTTGTTGTATCTATATCCATAAGGTGGTGTTTTCCAAGCCGTTGTTTTTCCAGATTTTGCTCTATTCATAACACCAAACTGCATTCGCTCTTTAATCTGTTCTCTTTCAAACTCTGCAATAGCTGACAAGAGAGTGAGAAAGAGATTTCCCATTGCTGAAGAAGTGTCGATATTTTCTTTTAAGCTGACAAAATGGATATTGTTAGCAGTAAATACATCTTTGACTAAGTAAAGTGTGTCTTTTACATTTCTTGATAGCCTGTCTAGTTTATAGACTAAAATAGTATCAAATTTATTGTTTTTACCGTCTTCAATCAATTCTGTTATTGCCGGTCGTTCAAGTTTACCGCCTGAAAAACCTGCATCAGAGTAGTTTTTGTAAATTTTCCATTCCATTGCCTCACAATACTTTGTTAAAGCTTCAATCTGTCCTTGAATGGAATATCCTTCTTCGGCTTGATTTATTGTTGATACTCTAGAGTAAATAGCTACTTTTCTCATTGTTTTTTACCTCATTTTTTGTTAAAATGAGTACAGTAAAGAGACCTACTTAAAGCAGGTTTTTACTATACTAGAATTCGCCTCACGCTCAGACTCGCCAAAGTTTGAGAGCGTGGGGCTTTTTTATTTTTTAACGGTTAACTTTACACCTTAAATCCCTAAAATTATTTTTTTCTTAGCTATAAACTCTTCCTCTGTAAGGATGCCTTCATCATAAAGTTTTTTAAACTTACGGATTTCAGCAACGGCATCTTCCGAGCCTACAGTTGCTGTTTTCTGAGGCGATTGATGTTGGTACAGATTATATTTGTATTGTTCTACACAATCTTTTATTTTTTCGGTAAGTACAGGGCAAGTGTCCTTGGCAATATTAGATATTTCAATTTTTGTGGCTCCGTTCATAACAGCTATTGCGCCAAGAATTAAACCTTTAGAGTATGAGACGCTATTAACCATATCAAGAGGAATTTCTGTCGATCTAATTCCATATAACATTCCCTTATCGATAAATAAAATTCGTTTTTGGGTCAATACAACAAGGACAGTATTGCCGTTTACAAACCCAGATGTTGCGTATTGGATAATTTCGTCATCTGACAAAATTTCTGGCAAAGCTTTTACTTCTTTCTTTGTTCCCCAAGTGTCGTAAGCCCCACATTCCTTCATTTGTTGCAAAACAGTATCTAAATTCATAATAAAACTCCTTATAAAAATATTCTTATTTTTCAGAATAACTCCCCACAACTTCACCAATAATTCTAAAGTCGCTATCTCTATCTACGGGTATATCTTCATACTTGCCATTTAAACTGTGCAGAAATGCCCCCTCGTCATTTATAAGCAGCTGTTTGATATAAGCGTCACCATAATACTCAAAGACGCCTATATCGCCATCTGCGAGCTCTACGGATAGTTTAATAAACACATAATCCCCAGAGTGATACTTCGGTTCCATGGAATCACCATAAACAGGGATAACAAAGTCTGCGTCATAATCGACTGGTAACTCAATTTTTTCTACTTGTACATCATTTAGATACTGACCTGTACCAGCTGAAGCTGCGTGGTCGTAGTAGTTGTAAGAAAATAATTCGGCAATAGTATCTTCGTTGTTTTTAATTTCTTTCTGTTGTTCCAATAAAGTCTCAGCTGTATCTAAAACAATTATCTGTCTACTGTGTTCTAGTTGAGAAGAAGTAGAGTTTATTTTTTGTAGAGTAGATGGGATAAGTTCGACTTGGGGATTGATCGAAGTGGGATTATCTCCAAACATCATTTTCTTAGGCTCTACACCGAAGAATTTTGCTATCTCTTCAATCTCATATATTTTAGGAGAACGCGTCCCTTTTTCCCATTTTGATATTGTTGACTTTGTTTTTCCAAGTTCTTCTGCTAACTGTTCCATAGTCAAATTCTTACCAAGCCTAAGTTCTTTGACCATTGCCGGAAATGCGATAGTGGAAGCCATATAAATTCTCCTTTTTATAGCTTAATTATCTACATTATAATTACATGTTTACAAAATGTCAACAAAAATAGCAAAAAATCAAATTCAAAAAAGTTGACTTTTTTAACACAAAATAGTTGACAAAAAGGAAACACAGTGTTAAACTATAATCAAGCTTAAGGAATTAAGCAAAACGAAAGGAGGTACAGCTACTGACCTGTACCAGCTGAAGCTGCGTGGTCGTAGTAGTTGTAAGAAAATAATTCGGCAATAGTATCTTCGTTGTTTTTAATTTCTTTCTGTTGTTCCAATAAAGTCTCAGCTGTATCTAAAACAATTATCTGTCTACTGTGTTCTAGTTGAGAAGAAGTAGAGTTTATTTTTTGTAGAGTAGATGGGATAAGTTCGACTTGGGGATTGATCGAAGTGGGATTATCTCCAAACATCATTTTCTTAGGCTCTACACCGAAGAATTTTGCTATCTCTTCAATCTCATATATTTTAGGAGAACGCGTCCCTTTTTCCCATTTTGATATTGTTGACTTTGTTTTTCCAAGTTCTTCTGCTAACTGTTCCATAGTCAAATTCTTACCAAGCCTAAGTTCTTTGACCATTGCCGGAAATGCGATAGTGGAAGCCATATAAATTCTCCTTTTTATAGCTTAATTATCTACATTATAATTACATGTTTACAAAATGTCAACAAAAATAGCAAAAAATCAAATTCAAAAAAGTTGACTTTTTTAACACAAAATAGTTGACAAAAAGGAAACACAGTGTTAAACTATAATCAAGCTTAAGGAATTAAGCAAAACGAAAGGAGGTACAGCTGATGAAGTCTAGGCTAAACAAAAAGCCTAAACACAAAGAACTAGAAGTCGAAATCAAGATTCTTTGGTTTAAGCTTAGAATTAAATATCTGATTACTAGGTAATCGGATAGGGGGTGAAATACCCCCACCCCATTTAGGGGTAAGTTTAGTTTAGCACATTGGCTGTATCTCCGCAAGAATGAAAGGAGAGGTTGCATGAATTGGAAAAAACTAATGTTTGGCGATCTAGAATACACGTTTGCCAGTCGTGACGGCAAAGAAAAAACAAGCATCGAATTTGAAGGCGGCGTATTACCAGCGCTGTTAGTGCTATGCGGTATCACTTGGCTGATTGCTTGGTTTATTACAAAATAAAAACTCCCCAAAAGGAGTGGAAAGGAGGGAAGGCATGGAAAAAATTAAATACGGTGTACTAGGTTCTTCCAAGATATTTCACACAAGAAAATCTGCTCTCACTCATGCAAATCTTTTAGGATATCCTCGTAGTGCGGTTTTTTTGATAATTCCACAGGGAATGACGCAGAAAATGATTGATAAGGTGAATTAACATATCCTGCTTTATTAGCTTTAAATAGTTTTTTCTTTTTAGCTACTTTAAAAGCAACAAAGAGTCTATCTGTGATTTCAGACGTTTGTATGATTAAATCCATCCTTGTCATACTGTGGGCTTTTAATACTCCACAATCTGCCTCTGGAACCTCGATAAGGATTGTATTGCCATCAGGCTGTACTGCGGCTATAGCCTCTCTACCTGTTAAATCGTTAATTATATTATTTTGCTTTTGGTAATAATGCTGATATTTTCTGTTTTTATCAAAAACAATCAAGTCGAAGTAGCTTACATCAACATTAGAAGGATTGATGATTTTAATGTTAGCTCTTAATGTACCATTTGGATTATATATGCTTTCACCGTTGTCTAAAATAACGCTCAAAATCCAATCTGAAACAGGAGCAGCAATTAACTCGACTTGTAAGTTATTTCTTCGGTAGTTTGAATAAGATAGAAACAGAGCTATTAAAGCTATCCAATTTTTTATTAGATATTCACTTGTAAACTTAAAAACACACAATAAAAAATTAAAAAAATTCATTTCAACCTCACAATTTTTATTTAAATTATACCACAGAAAATTTTAAAGCTATGTTGTTTTGGATAATTCCAAATTAGAAAGGGGGTGGGGGAATGCAGGAAAATGCTTTCGAGCAATTGATTGATGATAGCGGAATTAAAAAGAAAGTTATCGCGACTAAAATGGGTTTTACACGCTCTGGATTTTATCAGAAACGTAAAAAACCAAAAAAATCATTTGATGCGTCAGAAGTGGCAATGCTAGCTGATATTTTAGGGGTAGACCCCGGAAAAGTCCTAGAAGCCATTTTAATTTCATAGAAAAGTTGACAAAAATAACACAAAATTTAGAAAGGACACATATGAACGAAATAGAAAACAAACTAGAAGAACTTGAAGAAATGGTAATAAACATGGATGAAGTAGATGTAGTGATTCCATGGAAGGTAGCAAAAAACCTGCTACAAAGAGCAGGTTACTTATCAGAAGAGGAACATCGCCTACTAAGTTGGAGACTCGGAAAATCAAAATATGCAGGCAAACGTTCCGAAAAAGTCCGCAATTTGCTAGAGGGACTTAGGAATAGTGGAAGTTCCGAGAATAGCTGATAATTTTAATTCTGTTGTTTGGTCATTGTGCATGAAAATGAGAGTTTCATTTTTGCGATTAGGCTCAATCCAATGATCAATAACAAAGTCTCCGACAAGACTATGTAAAATAACAGTTTCAAAATCATCAATACTATTCAATAGAGGAGTTAATTCTTCTAAATTCATTTAGTTACCCTCCTTCCTAATAGGATAACTACATTATACAACAGAAAGGAAGCCACATGAGACCAAAACGATATCCGTATAGCAGAAAAGAAAAAAGCACCTATTTCAAAATAGATGCTAGCATGATAAAAGCAGAATTTTTTACCAATCGGCAATCAGAACTTATTGGTCGCGATAATGTTGATACTCGCGATTTCGAATGATAATAGATGCGTCAACGCATGCATTGTAAATTGTCCTTGCGTAGAGTTCTAAAGCTTCGTTTGCTAGGTCTGTTAATTCAGGATTATTTAAAGCTAACATGGTAGCGATTGGTTCGCAAGCTTGTTCTATTGCTTTCTTATGCTTCTCGTACAGTTCCTTGGCATTTTCTGGATAGCTAAATATCTCCATACTCCTTCCCTCCTTTCCATAATTTTTGAATACAACGGTGAGAGGTCATATTCAAATAAATTATATCAGAATAGAAAGGAAAACACAACCTATAGTTGTGGATAACTTATAAACAACTACATATTGTGTTTTGGTGAGTGGGTAATGTGGGGTAAATTATCAAAAATTTTATCAGAAAGAGGTATGACTATGTATCAATTAGCGAAACTTTCTGGAGTTAATAAAAGTCATTTTAGCGACTTAAAAAGCGGAAAAATAAAAAATTTGTCGTGGCCTAACATGGTCAAAATTTCTGACGCTTTAGGTGTCAGCTTAGACGAATTTAAATAACAAAAAAAGCCCGACGGGAATCGGACTCAAAACTAGATTAATTTACTTAATTATAACATAGAAAGGGACAGAATGGAAATAGTACACATAAAAGACATAGTCACCGAACCTTATAGCGCAGATGACGAGACGTTAGGTAAAATTTTTGGATATACTAAGCGTCAAATGCAAGACAGGCGTTATGAGATGGTAAAGATTCCATATTTTTCAAAGTACCTTTTGGAACAAGGTGGAAGAGTAACTATTGACGGGATGCGAGAATATTTGTTTTATCGCAAATCAATAGAATGGGAAAAAGATAAGGAGAAGTATCTGTGAAACTATTAGATTTTATTTTTGCGAAACCAAAAAAACAGGAAGAAAAACCAAAATGGACGATTGAAAACAACGGTTGGGAAGCCAATACACGTAGATATAACCAAAAACACGGTTTGCCTGCTAAACAAATTTGGTAGGAGGAAAGAATGGATCAATACCTAATCAATGATAACGAATTTTTAAGAGACGAAAACACACGACTCAACAAAGAGTTTAGCGAGTTAAATCATGCGGTTGCTAAAGCAAATTTATTAGATGTCATCATCGAGGATGGATATATCCTGCAAAGCACGCTGGACAAATGTACTGCTAAGCTTGATGAGATTGATCAGAAGGAGTTGAAAACATGGAAAAACTAACTTTAAAAAAAGAAAAAGAAAATACTGCAACATTACCGTTTTTTGTAGGGATTGATTTACACGCCCAAATCAAAGAAATCTCGACAGAAACAGGTATCCCAATGAGAAGAATTATTGAAAGAATGATTAGGTTTTCTCTTGATAACCTAGAAATCATGGAAGGGGATTAATGTATAGCTTTGAATATTATTGCGAAAATTGCGGCAAAAAATGGTCAAACATATCAGCATACAAGGACTTGGAATGCCCTTGCTGTAAAGAACCCGATCCGCAAATCACATGGGAAGCGAGGGCTTACGATTGAGAATCTACATTAACAAACATAAAAAAATGATTATCGCACCAGATTACAATGATAGATACGGTGGTATATCAAATACAACTATCCAATTAAGAACTGGAAAATTAACAGAAGCCATAGAACAAGAAGTCGGCGAAGCGATTTTAGATATTATAAAAAAATACGAACCTATTTTTGACACCCCAATAATTGATGATTTATTTAGAGAAAAGGAACAAGCAATCAGAAAAATGGTTGATTATGACACTGCCTTAACTGAGATGGTGGAGGTGGAAGATGAAAATTACTAAAGCGACAGAAATTACAAAAACTCATAATTGGCGCATATTAATCTATGGAAAACCAGGAAACGGGAAAACTTACTTAACTAATTACTTACAAGGCAAGACACTGATTTTAGACATGGATCACTCATCTAAAACGATTGCCGGAAATGAAAACATTGATATTATTCAATTTGACAGGACGCATCCAAGCGACTTTATGACTGAATTCTTGATAGAATTACCAGAACTTATCAAAGAATATGACAATTTAGTCATTGATAACATCACAAGTTGGCAATCAGACTGGTTTATTGAGCAGGGTCGTAAATCCAAAAACGGAATCACAAACGAATTGCAACAATACAACATGTGGACCAATTACTATTTAAGAGTATTGACTACTATTTACAGCCAACCTATTAATATTTTTGTGACGGCTTGGGAATCGACGCAAGATTTAACGCTTGAGAGCGGACAAATTATCACGCAATACATCCCAGACATCCGTAAGCAAGTATTAAGTCAAACACTTGGTTTAACAGATATTGTCGGTCGTGTCCAAGTAAATCCTAAAACAGGCGGACATGGAATTCTGCTGCAAGGCAGTGACGGACTATATGCAAAAAACAGACTTGATAATAGGACAGTTTGTAAAGCAGAAGAATTATTCAATTTCGGAGACACAGTAAATGAAACTACGTGATTACCAAGAAGAATTATTAACAGATATTAGGAGGTCATTAGCGACTGGAAATAAAAGAATAATCGTCCAGTCGCCTCCCTAGAAGCGGGAAAACGGTGGTAATGGCCCATATCGCTAAAAGCGCTACGGATAAAGGAAACAGAGTATTGTTTTTTAGCCATAGAAAAGAAATCAATGAACAGGTAGAAAAGACATTTGCAGTAAATGGAGTTAACTCAAACCTGTTAACTATCGGCGGCGTGCAATCGCTAGTTAGGAAACTAGACAGCCTCTTTCAACCAGAAGTAATTTTGATTGACGAGGCTCATCACAGTAAGGCCAAGTCTTACTTAAAAATCATCGACTATTTTAAAAATGCTTATGTATTAATGTTCACTGGGACACCAGTCAGGTTAAATGGAGATGGATTTGATGATATTGCTGATGATTTGGTAGTTGGAAAATCTGTCAAATGGCTGCAAGAACACGGTAATATAGCTAACTTTAAATACTACGCACCGTCCATGATTGATAATTCTGTCCTTAAAAAAAGAGGTGGAGAGTTTACTAAGGATTCTGTTGATCAATCCATGAAATCGGTTATCTATGGTGATGTTATTAAACACTATGAAAAGCTAGCAAAAGGAAAGCAAGCTATCGTTTATACGCACAGCGTAGAAGCCTCTCATTTGGTTTCTGACACCTTTAATCAAGCAGGGTACCAATCACAAGCAGTGAGCGGAAAAACGCCTAAGAACGAACGGGAAGAAGCTATGCGAGCATTTAGAGATGGTGATTTAAAAATCATGGTTAACTGTGAATTGTTTACAGAAGGGATAGACCTGCCAAATGTTGATGTTTGCATTATGTTGAGACAAACACAATCGCTATCGCTATATTTGCAATTTGCAATGCGACCGTTAAATCCAAGAGATGGGAAAACAGCCATTATTATTGATCACGTTGGCAATGTGGAGCGTTTTGGTTTACCTAACATGGATAGAGAATGGCGTTTAGATGGAGAGACTAAACAAAAGCAATCCGCTAAGATTGGTGAGCCTACCACAAGAGTTTGCGATAACTGTTATGCCACCTATTGGTCCGATACTCGTATCTGTCCAGAATGTGGACACGAAAACGAGTTGACCAAACGTGAAATCGAAGAAATCAAAGAAGCTGAATTACAAGAAATATCTGAACAAAAACAACTAAAACTAAAAAATAGAGTTAGTACCTATCAGACACCTGACATGTGCCAGACGATGGACGAACTAACAGAATACCGAAAACAACATGGATACAAGCCAGGTTGGCAGTATTACATCGCTAAAAAACTAGGAATTTTATATTAAAAGGAGAAATACATTATGTTTACAATCGATTACTCAAAAGCAAAGGAATTTGCATCAATTACTGACGGAACTTACGAAACATTTATTGAAAAAGCGGTCCAAGACGCAACTAAAAATGGCGCAGACTTTATCAACATTCACTTCAGAATTCGCAAAGACTTCCAACAAGAGTTTCAAAATAACATTATCTTCCACCGTATTTTTGCCAAAAAAGAAGACGGGAAATATCCAGAAGGGGTCATTCATAATCTCGCTAAGCAAGCAGGTATTCCTGAGGGTACACAGTTTAAGTCCCTGGATGATTACTTAAATCAACTACTTAACAAGTGTCTCAAAATTACCGTTAAAAATGAAACATCCGAATATAACGGAAATACTTACAACAACTTAAATGTGAAACGTATCGAAAAGTCCGATATTCCATCTATGGTTAACCCTGTGGAAGAATTTAAAGAAGACGATCTTCCATTCTAATTATGAGAGGGATGATAGATTACGCAATCTATTATCAACAAAAGGGATTTTCAGTTATTCCGATTTCAAAGGATGGTAAAAAACCATTAGTCGCTTTTGCGGATAAACCAGCTTTTACGGAGCATGAGTTGCGGCTTTTGTGGAAGGATAATCCAGATGCCAATATTGCTCTAAGAACAGATTCGTTTTTTGTCATTGATATTGATGTCCACAATGGCGTTGACGGTCTGAAAAACCTTAGAGAATGGGAGCATGCAAGGTTGATACCAAAAACCTTGCAAGCAACCACGCCTAGTGGAGGAAGGCATATCTACCTTAAAAAACCACAAGGCGTTTCCATGGCGCAAAATATCGGTTTTGTCGATGGTGTGGACTTAAAAGCTCATGTTAACAATTATGTGTTGGTACCACCATCAAACAATGCCAAAGGCATGTATGTGTGGGATAAGGTGCATTCGCCAACCTCTGGCGAAATGACCGAAGCGCCTCTTGAGTTGATAACTGTATTGCAAGAATTAAAGCCTGCTTACGAGTATGATGCTAGTAGTTTTACATCTGGAGATTACCAAGGTAGCAATAAAACAGCTAAATTATTTGAGACGATTGTCCTTGGTTTTGGTGATACAGGTGGCAGAAACAACAGTCTCGCTGAATTTGTAGGTGGTCTATTGCTTAGAAATGTAGATGTTGAAATAGCATACACATTAGCTAAAATGGCTAATCACAAAACAGTTGACCCTTTAAATGATAAGGAGTTTGATCGTACTTTTAAAAGTATGTGTGACAAGGAATTGAGGAGGAGAAGTGGACTTTGAATTTTACAGAGAAAAATTAAATGAGGAACCTGGCATTGAACCAGGTAAACCCACAACATGGTCTGCTATCAAATCCAAATTGATAGCGTATCGAAGAGACTGGCTTGAAGAAGCTGGGAAAGATGTTAAAAATTTATCAGAACTAGCTGTTGCTATCGGAATAAATAAGTACCTGCATGTTATTACCTTAGAAAACGGGAAAGTAGCTATCTACGATCCAGACCAAGGATATTACATCAAGGACTATAAATTCGCTTATAAATTAATCCATATTCTACAACCTACGTTTAATGAGACAAAATGCCGTAACGTGTTGTTTATGTTAGCGAGTATGGATAGGAAATATGGGGCAATGGACTTCGAACCAGAATTCCAAGACGTGAGACGGTATGTACTAGTTAAAAATGGTATTTACGACAAATACAAACGCAAATTATTGCCTTTTGATTACCGATTTATTAATTTCAGCACTATCGAAACAGAACTTATTCCAAACGCTCCTCTCCCAACCATTGACGGTTGGGACGTGGAGTCATGGTTATTAGATTTAATGAGCGGAGATAAGGACCTCGTCAAGTTATTATGGCAAGTCGTGGCAGCATCCTTAAACGGTAACTACTCTTATCGTAAATCAATCTGGTTCGTAGGTAATGGTAACGATGGTAAAGGGACGTTTCAACAGATGATCAGCAATCTGGTTGGTTTTAAAAATGTCGCTCCTCTAAAATTAAATCAATTTTCAGAACGCTTCGGTCTTGCGATTATTGAGGGGAAAACGGTAATTATCGGAGATGATGTTCAAGCTGGTATCTATGTGGACGAAAGTAGTAACTTTAACTCTGTCGTGACTGGTGAGCCTGTGAGCATCGAGAAAAAAGGTGAGAACCCTTACATGGCGATTTTTAAAAAAACCGTCATACAATCAACAAACGGGATGCCATCGTTTAAAAATAAATCAAATGGTACTTATCGCCGCATTATCATCATCCCGTTTAAAAAGACATTCTCATCAAAGGAAGATAACTGGGCCATTAAAGATGATTACATTAATCGTAAAGAAGTGCTTGAATACGTCCTTTGGAAAGCTATCAATATAGATTTTGATAGGTTTAGTGAGCCGAAAGCGACACAAGAAAGAATGCATGCTTTTAAGCGAGACAACAACACGATACTCGCTTTTATAGATGATTGGTTTGAGCGTTTTACTTCTACTGTGCTCCCTACTAGATTCTTATGGTGGTTGTATAAAGAGTGGTGCAAAGATAATGGGCACACACCGCTTAAGCAATCAACTTTTGAAAATGAATTGTCAACCAATATCCCTGATGGCTGGGTTAAGAAAAAATCTAGAGTCGCAGGAAAATTCTTCCCGTCTGACGAAATACCAACAGAATATGGCCACTTTCCTTGGAATAATGAAAAAGACGCTAATGGAAGTATGCAATCTTATGTGAAGATTATATAAATGTTCCGTCTTTGTTCCATCCTTGTTCCATGACATGGAACAGCGAAACCCTTTGGTATTACTGGGTTTAATAGACTTCTGTTCCATGTTCCATCTTTTTCTTAATATTAATAAAAAAATAAATAATATAAATATATAGAGAGAAAAGCAAAAAATGGCGGAACATGGAACAGAAATGGTCTAATCCCTTGAGCCGCAAGGAATTGGTGCGTTCCACCCTGTTGGAACATTGGTGGGAACAAAATCAAAAAAGGAGAAAGTATGTACGATATTTTAAAAGATTACGAAGACCTTCCGATTCCTTCTGAATCGATTTACTATCACGACTGGTTAATTGGAAATATCACTAGCGAAGAAGCTAAAGAGCATTTTTATCGCAGTGATCATCCTAAAGGTTTTTTAGAACTAAGTGAAGACAAACAAGAAAAATTGCTGCACTGGTGTAAGCAGTTAGAAAAAACAAAAACTTATGAAAATGGGCATACCTCTTATGGATTAAAGCATAAGTTTGAATACCGTAAAAATGGTTTTTATGTTACAAACGGTCAATTCAAAGGAGCTATGTTGCTTGCTGGTTTTAAACCTAAAGACAAAAACAAATTGAATTGGGTATTTGCTTTTAGTGTAAAATCGCTAAGAAAAATTATCGATACAAAAAGGTATGTGATGGTATGACAACAGAATCATTAATTCAAAACCAAATTCGTGTTGGATTATCACAAGCGGGCCATATGGTTTTTAGAGCCAACGTTGGTAAAGTTAAAACAGCAGACGGCAGATTTTTTGATACAGGTTTACCAAAAGGTTTTTGTGACTTGTTTGGATTTAAACCAGACGGGCAAGTGTTTTTTATCGAAGTTAAAAATGAAACAGGTCGAGTAAGACCTGAACAGAAAAAATTTATGGAGGTCATGGCATCTAGGGGAGCGCTTGTAGGAGTGGCTAGATCTGTGGAAGATGCCTTAAAAATAGTCAATGACACTAGTAGATGATTTTTACAAACAAATGGAGCCGTCAATCAAAGCATTTTTAGACGACAACATTATCATCACGGATCCAGAAGAAGCTGACAGAGTGTATAAATCTGTCAAATACTATAAAAACCTTAATAGATTGCCACCTCCTAACGTATTAGATTGGTTTAAACAAATCTACACGACTGAGGAAATGATAACGTTAATCAAGCAGTCTTACCGTCTTAAACAAAAAAAGACGGACGAGGATGACGAAATCTACGAAAAGTGGATGTTTAAAAATTATGGTGATGTTAAGCTTGTCAAAAAAGTCAAACGTATGGATGCATTAGCTAAAGCATGGGAGATGGGACTATGAAAAGACGCAGGCAGTTTAATAAAGATATTAAATACACACCTAAATCTTACGACAGTGTGTTGCCTTATGATGTAAATAAGAGCGAGTGTAAATTGATTATAGATTTTTTGAGAGAGGTAAAAGGATGACATATAAAATTAATCCAGAATCAATGCAAGTAGCTTTTGATAAAAACTATCAAACATTTTTAGATAAAAACGCAGATTACGGAAACTCGTTTGAAAAGTCGCTTGACGACCTCGGGATTGTCGCAGGAGTGGTCAGAATCGGCGATAAATACAATCGGGTGTGTAATCTTATCAAAAATAAACAAAACGTCTCAGAGAGCCTATCAGACACGTTAAACGACATGGCTAATTATTGCATGATGTTAGCGGTTTGGTTGGAGGGACAAAAAGATGACTAAAAAACACGTTGTGAGAGTTTACAACAAAGGCATTACAGCGACTTACATGGTTTATGACAAAAACCTGTTTAAGGAGCATGAGTTCGCAACAAAAAGAGAAGCGATGCAGTTTATCAGAAAACTAGAGTTAGCAAATGAGAAGCGATCGACGGAATATTTCATGAGGGAAGCGGAATGAAGAAACCAAATCGTTATCCATACAGTAAATCAAAATTTAATGGTTGTATTTACCAGTTGCATGCAGCCAGCTTTAAAGATGAACAATATGTTGAAGATTTAAAATCATGCGGCATACATTATCAAATTACAAAAATTGGTTATTTTCCTGATATTTTTATAAAAATTGATAATCTCGAACAATTACAAATATTAATAGATAAAACAGGACACGATTTAATACTTAGTAAAGACCAAATTTGGATTTATGATGACTATATGGAATGAGGAGTAATAATGATACCAAAATTTAGGGCATTTAATAAAAAGACCAAAAAAATGTATAGCATTGATGGCTTTAAATCAAGTGAACGCAAAATATACAGATGCAGCTTAGCAGATGATGAGTTTCGCTCTGGTCGCTTAGAGACGTTTCATTTTGTCGAGGATAACCTTGATGATTATATTCTCAGGCAATCAACAGGACTGTTTGATAAAAACGGCGTGGAGATTTTTGAGGGAGACGTCGTGAAATTACAATATACAATTACTAGTGATTTAGAATTTTTTAAAGTGAATCAATTCAGAGGTGGTTCTTGGCGCATTGACAATAGACGACGCGGATCAGATTTGTGGTTAAGAAACGAGGACTGCGAAGTTATCGGGAATATATATCAGAACAGCGACCTGATAGAAAGTGTGGAAGAATGACAACAGATGAATTATTGCAAAATTTACGTGATGACTTGAATAAAATAATTAATGTCCTAAAAAACGATTGGAAAGCACTATTGTTTCTTGCAATCGCAATATTTGGGATGATGGTAATCGTGTCGTATTTTAGCTATCGCGACGCACGACAATATTACGAGTCGCAAATCACAGGACTACGTACACAGCTAAGCAGGACACAAAAGCAGCTTAAACGTGCTAGCGAGCAAAATCAGAGACAGACAAAGCGGATTGCGGAAATGACAGGTAATGGAGGATAGAGAATGACAGACATCAAGATTTTAGATGCTTGTTGTGGAAGTCGCCTATTTTGGTTTGATAAAAACGAACCTCACACAACTTTTATGGACGTCAGACAAGAAAAATTTGAGATGCACGGCAAAAAAATCAATGTCAACCCTGATGTAATTGGTGATTTTCGTGACATGCCTTTTGAAAGTAATAGCTTTAACCTTGTTGTCTTCGATCCACCACACTTAAAATATGTTGGACAAAACTCAATTATGAAAGCCCAGTATGGTCAACTTGATAAAGAAAACTGGAAAGAAGATATTTCAAAAGGTTTCGAAGAGTGTATGAGAGTTCTAAAAGTAGGAGGAACTTTAGTTTTTAAATGGTCTGATTGCCAGGTTAATGTAAGAGAAGTTTTGTCAGCAATTCCATTTAAACCGCTTTTTGGTCAGCAAAGAGGCACTACACATTGGATGACATTTGTTAAATTTGAGCTTACTGGAAATGGGGGATAGTGATGTGAAATGCGAATTGTATAATGATCATTTTGAGAACGCTAAACGTTACAACATACCAAGAGCGCAATTAATTATTGCGGATATTCCTTATAACTTAGGCAATAATGCCTATGCGAGCGACCCGCGTTGGTACGAAAATGGAAGCAACAAAAATGGCGAAAGTAAACTAGCAGGTAAATCATTTTTTGATACAGACAATGATTTTAAAATCAATAATTTCTTTGATTTTTGTAGCCGTCTCTTACGAAAAGAGCCAAAGGAAAAAGGAAAAGCGCCAGCAATGATTGTTTTTCACGCTTGGCAGCAGCGAGAGCTGGTCATTGCATGCGGTAAAAAACACGGTTTCAATAATGCCTATCCACTATATTTTACAAAGAAATCAAGTCCTCAAGTACTAAAAGCTAATATGAAAATTGTTGGTGCTGTCGAGGAGGCAACGGTTTTATACAGAGATAAGTTACCAAAATTCAATAACAGTGGAGCTATGATCCTTAATCATGCACCGTGGGAAAAGGATAGCTCTTATCCAGTTATCCACCCAACACAGAAACCAATCCCAGTTTTAAAAAGATTAATTGAGATTTTCACAGATCCTGATGATGTGGTTATTGATCCTGTTGCTGGAAGCGGATCAACAATTCGTGCAGCAATCGAAATGAATAGAAATGCTTATGGATTTGAAATAAAAAAAGATTTTTATAAGAGAGCGAAGGAAGAAATGCTTAGTACGTTTCAAACCAGTCTTTTTTGAAAAAGGAATTCAAACTGATATTTATAATTTTTTAAGCGAGGTACAAAATGAACACTAACGAAGCGAAAATAGGCGATAAAGTGTGGGTTGAAGGTATTATCAATTCGTCCTTTTCAAATGGTGGAGTACATGTAAATCATGCTGGTGTTGACGCCTTTTATGATCTTGAGCGAACAAAAATAAAACCAGACGGATACGCAGGGCAGTCACCTAAATATCTTAAAAATATTATTGCTAAAATGCGAGAACTACCAGAGCACGACAGAGCCGTCTGGATTAAAGGTATTTTTAAGGAATTTGGTATTGAGAACGACATTAGCTATTATCTTGGCCACAAGCAAGGCGTATTACAAGCAAAGGATTCGCTAAAACCAGAAGTACCGCAGTATGTGGCTGACTATATAGAAAAGTGCAAGAAAAGAGGCGACACATTATACTTAGCGTTAAAAGTCGAAAAATCTGTAAAACAATCTGTATATAAGTGGTTATGGGATGGCAGCGGTGATGAGAGTTTTATTAAGTTTGCTAAAGCTTGGATTTACGGCTACACAATCGAAAAAGAAAAGCTTTACACTGTTGAAATTCCGAATCCGAATAGGGAAGGCAGAGGTCACGCCAAGTTTGTGCTTGAAAGACAAGGTAATAAAGTTTTTTTGGTAAAACGAAAATCAAAGGATTGCTACTACAATAAAAACAGCAATCACCTCACTGAATCAGAAATCCGAAAAGACTTCGAGTGGGCTTGGCAATTTGCGAAAGAGGTGACTGAATGACTGAAGAGTTAGGAGTGTTATATAGCGAAAAATGGCATAAGTATTATTTATATAAAACTTGCAGGTATATATCTTATGTTGATAATCCACATCAGGCTACTAAATGCACCCGCAAACAAGCAGAACAGTTTCCACAGTTTAAATGGGTATCGCTGACAAAATTATAACCCCACGCAAGCGCTCAAGAGCCTGCGATGGCTCTGTGGGGGTGGACCGAAATTAAAAAAATAGAAACGAGAACCTCCTTACACCAAAACAAATCTAAAGCGGGTTATCGGTCATCCGTGATTATCCAAGGCGTCGCTAATGCTTTAACACGACATCGTGCGCCTGTGTCAAAAAACAAAGGAAAGAGAGGACTTTTCTCCACAAAAAAAGACGTCCATGCGAACGCCTTCATGATTAAATACCCAACAATATTATATCATGAATGGAGAGTTAGATGGGCAACATTCCGACACCAAAAGCTAATAATTTTTTGGAAGAATTAAAGACTATCCCACATCTCATAGAGACCCTTGAAAGAGACGCTAACCTAATGAGTCGGTCGCTCGTTAAGTCTCCTCAATGGTCTGATATGCGAGTGTCTGGTGGGGTTAAACAATCACAGGAAGACAAAAACATAAAGATGCTGCATATGGTTAGCTATTATAGTGATCAGATTGAGCGTTTAAAAGACCGTCGACAAGAAATGGCTAATTTGATTGTGCAAAGCATGGGCATTTGTGAGAGTCACGTTTTACTCACGACTTATCTTGACTGTGATGGAGACTATGAGAGAGCCAGAGAACGCTTAAACATAGGAAATCGTAATAAATACTTTATGTTTGTTAGGCGAGGAAAGGAAAGTCTGGAATTGATACTAAAAAATACTAATTAGATACAAATTGATACTACATAATACTAATTACAGTGTTAATATAGTAGCATAGCAAAATAACAAGAAGAGATAACCATTTTACCAACTGACTATTTATTTAGTCGCCAACTTTAACTACAATCAAACTTGTTATTTTGTAGCCTGATGGCGGTACAGCGAGTTGAGACGACAACTGGGTATGCAGGTTCGATTCCTGCCGTCTCAATCAGCGCCCAGAAGAGGCGCGACCCAGTATCCCGAAAGGCAGTCACGCACTGATATACTGGTTTTTACTTGGTTGATAGTCATATTCCTACCAATGACGATTGGTAAAAAAGATACATAGATCGGCTGTATAGTCTACGTGTACGTATTCACAACAGATTGACTCATTTGATTAACCGCAAGTAAAACAAGGGTCGCAACCTTGCCTGTGGTTAGTAGGCTTAATGGTCGTTTATGCACGTTCGATTCGTGCAAAGCCTGTTTGATAAATAGAAGTGTCCCAGAATGGGGTAGGCAATAGGCTTAGAATTCATTTGCTATTTATCTATGGTTAACCAATTAGTCATCACATTGTGGTGGCTTTTTATTGTGGGGTGAAAATGCTTAAATTAGACGAAAAGAAAATACGAAAAGGGAAACCAGTTGGACTTCCGTATCAAGGTAGTAAAAAGAAAATTAGTAAGAAAATAGTCGAAATTATTAAACAAAACTTTGATGCAGATAAACCCATATACGACGTTTTCGGCGGAGGCGGAGCGATTACTGCTGAGTGTGTGCTAAATGGTTTAGAAGTGCATTATAACGACTTAGACAACGATATAACAGATATGTTTCAGCGTGTGATTAGTCAAGATAGAGAATGGATAAAAACACTCATTATCAGTCGTGATGAATTTAACAAAATTAGGCAAAAAGAACCTAAGTCAGTTGATGATAATTTAAAATTGTTAGTAAATAGTTTTGGGAATGAATTAAGCAGTTATTTATACGGCGCAGACTGGTCTGATACGAAGTATGACTTAGCGGTTGAAATAATTAATAAGCACGATGTGTTTAGCGGGTACAAACAAACCGAAACGTATAAAAAAGCTGACAAGCCTTACGATGAAGGAGAGCTTGAAAAAAATAAAAAACTAACACAGTTAGAACAGTTACAACAGTTAGGACGGTTACAACAGTTAGAACAGTTACAACAGTTAGGACGGTTACAACAGTTAGGACGGTTAGAACAGTTAGAACCAACAAATTATAGTTACGAAGCATTTTCAGATATTGAAGACGCTATTTTTTATCTTGATCCTCCATACGAAAATACCACGCAAAAAAGTTATAAAGGTGATTTTAACAGTCAAGCATTTTATGATTGGGCGTTTGGGATGTCTAAAAACAACATTGTTTTAATTTCTAGTTACGATATATCAGATGAACGTTTTGAATGCGTATATGAGTTTAAGACTGCAAGAAGCACCATGCAAGGTGGCGGAGCGGGTAAGAGAACTGAAAAACTGTTTATGGCAGTCATCACATAGTGGTGATTTTTTTTGTTATGGTCCGCGACATGGTTACTTATTAGTTACAAACGTTGAAATTACAATGTTTCGATAGGTCAACGTCGTGGTTTTTTATTATGTAAAAAAGAACCACAACAGTGGCTCTTATGCTTGTAATTTTAATTCAAGCGCTTCAGTAAGAACTTGAGAAAAGTTGAGGTTTTTATCTTCTGCTGCGTCGTTTAACCATTCAGGGATAGTCACGTTTTTGCGGACTTTTTTGGAGTGATATTTTTTCATATAGGCAACCATATCGATGCCAATTAAAGCAATGTCGGAATCAGGATACTGTTCTTTTAAATCAGAAACGGCGCTAGCCTTTGGATAGTCAGTATAGTCTTCAAGGGCAAAACCTAAGACTTCGACAGCCATTTCATAAGCCTCTTGAAAGTCTTCACCTTGAGTAATTGCTTCAGGTACATCTGGAAATGTAACCATGATATAGTCTGTGTCTTGTGTAAATGTAGCTGGATAAATTAACATAATGATCCTCCTTTGATTACTGTGAGATAAGCACACCATCTGGCAAGCGGATTATTTTAAACCCGCCTGCTTTAGAATGGTATCTTCAAGACCTTTTCCGAGGTCTTTATTGTGCATTGGAACAATGGTTTGATGTCCGTTATTGTCTCGGAATTTTTTGTGACTTCCGTTTTGACTGACTTCGTAGAACCCATTCTTTTTTAGCAGTTTTATCATCTGCTTTGGGGTCATTGGCATATTGCTTACCTCACTTTCTATACTTATATTATACACATAAACAATGTAGATGTCAATGCAAAATACGCATAAAATACGCAAAAATTAGGAGATAACAAATGAGACCAAATAAGTATCCGTATAGTAAACCACAATGGGAAAAAGAAGTAAGTAATATATACGTTGATAACGGCTACACTATTCCATACACAACATTAGTTCATTATATTAATAGGCTAACTGGTGAGGTCAGGGTATGAGGCCACAGAAGTTAACCATCGCAGGTGGTAGACGTACAACAGTTGACTACGATGATAGATCAGCAGAGTATCGTGACTATAATCGTAATCGCTGGAAGTACGATAAACAAGCCAAACAGTTTTATAACTCAAGGATATGGAGAGAGACAAGTAAGCAAGTATTACTTCAGAACGATTACATCTGTGCTATGTGTGGTGGCGAAGCGACTATGACTGACCACATTGTATCAGTCAAACAAGATTGGAACAAAAGATTAGATTGGAATAACTTGCAAGCAAGCTGTAAAGCATGTAATGATAGTAAAGCGATACGAGAAAGACGTAAAAACAATTAATGTAAAAACGGGTGTAAAAATTAACAACAGTATGTTAATATTCGGAAACTACCCCCTTCATTTTTAAACGGGGCTATATTGTTCGGAAACTTAAGAACGCGCCCTTTTCCGTGCAAAAAATTCCCTTTTTGAAATTTTTAAAACTGTAAAGTTCGTGTAAAGGAGGTCTTATGGGAAGAAATTTAAAGCTAGTCGAAACGACAAAAAAGCATCTTACGAAAGAAGAAAAAATAGTGCGAGAAACCGCGCAAAATAAGGCGTCTGACGGTCTTAAAAAGTTGCAAAAGACACCTCCTGAACACTTTAATAATGTAGCTAAGTACGAGTATAGGAGAATCATAGAAGACCTCCAAAACCTACCCCTAAGAAATCTCGATAGAGGGCTATTAGAGTTATATTGCACATGGTATGCTATCTACAAAGAAACAAGTAGAAAACTAGATGAGGTTGGTTATTTTACGAATGATCCAGACAAGGGCATTATTCCTAGTCCGCTTATTTTAACACTAGAAAAAGCCACAGCGAATATTAGAAGTAGCGCAAGTCAGCTTGGGTTGACTGTGGATAGTCGGATGAAAATGTTTATTCCTAAAGAAGAGGAAAAGCCTAAGAGTATTTTTGATAAATTTGGAGGATAAAAATGGAACGAGTTAAAGAATTTTCTGTTAAGCTATTAGAAAATGGTAAGTTTCCAATTGTTGAAATCAACGGTGAGAAAATAAATGGTATCACTAAATTAATTGTTAAGTATGATTCAGATGACGCCCAAAACAATCCGTTGGATAATGGTTTTTTAGTGGAGTATATTAGCGAAGAAGGTGGTCGGTATTATATGCAAACGATAGGCCAATCATTCCGTATAGGTTTGTAGGTGATAAAAGTGGAATACGATTATTCAGCAATCAGCGACATCTATAAAGATGACGCTTTTTATTATGCAAAAATGGTCGTTGACGAACAGATAAAATCAAGTAAGAAGGTATTTAGAGCTTGTTTAAGACATTTGAATGACCTCAAAAAAATAGATGGTGATAATTTTAAATTCATCTATTTACCAGAAAAAGCAGCTGATCCGATTAACTTTATTGAGATTTTGCCAGATGTAAAAACGGGGAAACCTTACCCGTTGGCGATGTTCCAGAAGTTTATTATTGGGAATTTATATGGATGGCGAAAGAAAACAGATCATTCCTTGAGACGTTTTAGAAAAGCTATGATTTCTGTTGCTCGTAAAAACGGTAAAACAATTCTGATAGCTGGTATCTTGCTTTACGAATTTTTGTTTGGCCATAACCCATCTATGAGCAGACAATTGTTTTGTACTGCAAATGATAGAACGCAGGCTAAAATCGCTTGGGATATGGCAAAGAAGCAGTTATCATCTCTCAGAGCGAAGGACGCTGATGTCAGAAAGGCTACAAAAATTGTCCGTGATGAGCTTAAAAACTTACATGACGAATCATATATCAGAGCACTTAGTCGAGATACTGGGGCTGTAGATGGATTTGAGCCTTATGTTGGCGTTTTGGATGAATTTGCAGCATCGAAGACGAATGAAATGTTAGAACTTTTAGAATCTGGTCAAGGTCAGCTTGATAACCCGTTTATCTTGATTATTTCGACGGCAGGGATGGATTTGAATGTCCCTATGCACACAATTGAGTATCCATACATCACTAAAATACTAGACGGAGAAATCACAGACGAGGGTTATTTTGGATATGTTGCAGAACAGGACAACGAAGAGGAAATTAAAGACGAATCAAACTGGATAAAATCAAATCCAATCCTTGAGGTTGAAGCTTTACATGATAAGCTAATGGATTACCTGAGAACGCGTCGTAGAGTGTCCCTTGAAACTGGTGAAATCAATAAAGTATTAATCAAAAACTTTAACATGTGGCGTCAGTCTAGTGAGGAATCTTACATCGATAAAACGACTTGGGAACTTGCTCGGATTGATAAGCCAGATACTAATAAGCGGAGAGTTTGGTTAGGTGTTGACGTTGGTCGTGTTAGCGACTTATTTGCTATCACACCAGTTGTTATGATGGATGATTTTTGGTATATCGACAGCTTTTCTTTTGTGGCTACCAAATATGGTTTAACTGCTAAAGAAAAGCGGGATGGCGTATCTTATAGCAACCTTGAATGCCAAGGTTATTGCGAGATAACCACCCTAGAAAGTGGTGTCATCGATGATGAACGTGTACTCGAAAAAATTGAAGAGATGGTCTACTCAAACGACTGGGAAATTAATGGAATTTGTTTTGACCCTTATCAATTTGGAACATTACTTACAATGATTGAAAAAAGGCATCCAGAGTGGCCTCTGATTGAGGTTAGTCAAACGACAATGGTTTTGAACATGCCGACAAAACAATTTCGTGACGACCTCAAAAAAGGCAAAATAAAGCACTCTGGTAACCCTTTGCTAACCATGGCTATTAACAATGCTTATATTAAAACTGATAATAATGGTATGAGGATCGATAAGAATAAGAATAGCAATAAGATTGACCCGCTTGATGCTGCTCTTGATGGCTACGCTGTTTGTTACTTAGAACCGTTCGATGGTTCTGGCTACTGGACAAATGAAAAAATAATAGGAGGAGAATCGCTGTTTTGATTGATTTTATTTTAAAAAACATACACACATTAATCTTGTTAGCTGGACTAGGTTTATTGATGTATGGGTTGTTTTTGTTTGGTGATAAAGTCGGTTTTATTGCCAGTGGTCTTATTTTAATTGTTTTAGCTATCTATGTAGATAGCGTAGGAGGAAAACGTGAATAAACGCATTAAGAAAAAACGAAAATTGGAAACAGCTATTGTGTTGCTAATTAAAGAAGTCGCCGAATTACGATCCATCGTGTCAGCAAATGCCAAAGCTACAAATAACGAGCTTGCAGCAGTTAAATCAGCGATACTAGACAATCAAGTAGCTATCAAGTCAATTGGTGATGAGGTTGGTCACATCAAGCAAAATTATAAGCGCAAGTGGCGGAAATAGATGTTAATGGTTTAGAAAGGAGGTGAGAAATCGATGAGTTTTTTCCGACCTTTGGGCAGTTCAAAGGTGTCCTACGATGACTATATATCATCTGTTTTAGCTGGTGATGTCTCTCAAAAATACTTAGGGGTGTCGGCTTTGAAGAATAGCGATATTTTAACAGCAACGTCTATTATAGCTGGGGATATTGCTAGGTTCCCGCTTGTTAAAAAGGATGTTAATGGGGACATTATCCATGATGAGGATATTAATTATCTTTTAAATGTTAAATCTACAAAAAATGCGAGCGCCAGGACATGGAAATTTGCTATGGCAGTAAATGCCATTTTGACTGGTAATTCTTTTTCGCGTATTTTGAGAGATCCAAAGACTAATCAAGCTTTGCAATTCCAATTTTACAGGCCATCAGAAACAACAGTAGAGGAAACGGATAGTCACGAAATCATCTACACTTTTACTGATACGTTAACAGCAAAACAGGTTAAATGCTTTGCTCATGATGTTGTACACTGGAAGTTTTTTAGCCACGACACAATCCTTGGCAGGTCTCCGCTATTGTCTTTAGGAGATGAGATTGATTTGCAAACAGGTGGTATCAATACCTTAATTAAATTCTTTAAAGATGGATTTTCTAGCGGTATCTTAACTATGAAAGGTGCTCAATTAAGCGGAGACGCACGGCAGCGAGCACGTCAAGAGTTTGAGAAAATGCGCGAGGGTTCGGTCGGTGGCAGTCCATTGGTGTTTGATAGTACCATGGAATACACGCCGCTTGAAATTGATACTAACGTATTGCAGTTAATCACTAGTAACAATTTTTCAACGGCGCAAATCGCAAAAGCTTTGCGGGTTCCCAGCTACAAGCTTGGTGTTAATAGCCCTAATCAATCCGTAGCTCAACTGATGGAGGACTATGTCACAAACGACTTGCCTTTTTATTTTGACGCGATTACAAGCGAATTAGGTCTTAAAACGTTAAATGATAAAGATAGACGTCTCTATCGTATTGAATTTGATACACGTAGCGTTACAGGCCGTAATGTTGATGAGATTGTCAAATTGGTTAACAATCAAATACTGACACCTAACCAAGGCCTTATTGAGTTAGGTAAGCAGAAATCTACAGATCCTAATATGGATAGGTACCAATCGAGTCTAAACTATGTCTTTTTGGATAAAAAAGAAGAATATCAGGACAAGGTTGGTATCAAAGGGAAAGGAGGTGAGGTAAATGCCAAAGAGGATAAATCTTAAAGGCCCACTTATTGCAAATAATTCGCAAGAAGTTTATGACTACTATGGAATGGAAGCGACTAGTGCCAAAAGCATTATTAACCAATTGCCAGAAGATAGCAGTGATATTATTTTGGAAGTTAATTCAAACGGTGGTCTTGTTACAGTAGGGAGTGAAGTCTATACCGCTTTGCGAAATTACAAAGGAAAAGTAACTGCAGAAATTACTGGCATGGCTGCAAGTGCAGCATCCGTTGCAGTTATGGGAGCAGATAAAGTTGTCATGAGTCCAACAGCACAGATGATGGTACACAAGGCATTGTTTAATTGGGTAGCTGGTAATAGCGATGACTTAGATAAGGCTTCTAATGCTTTGAAATCAAGTGATAAAGCTATCGTGAATGCCTATGTCGCAAAGACAGGGTTATCGGAAGATGAAATCATGAATTTAATGCGGAATGAAACGTTTATGTCTGCTCAAGACGCTGTTGAAAAAGGTTTTGCTGATGAAGTGATGTCTTTTGAAGCGGTGGCGAGTATCGATAACCAAATGTTGCCACAAGCTGTTATTGACGACTATTACGCAAACAGAAGTAAGCGCAAGCAAGAGATTAGCAACATGTTGCTAGAAATTGAAAAAGAAGAAATTTTACAAGGGCTATAAGCTCTTTTTTTATTGGAGGAATTTATGTTCGAAGAAAAAATCAAAGAAATTAAAGCGACTATCGCTAGTTTAAACCAAGCGATTGCTACTAAAACAGCCGAAGTAAAAAATGCTTTGGAATCAGATGACCTTGAAACTGCTCGCTCAATTAAAGCAGAAGTTGAACAAGCAAAAGCGGACCTAGTAGAAGCAGAAAACGACTTGAAGTTATATGAAGCTAGCATTGAAAAAGGCGGTGCAGAAAATACTGGAGGAAAAGAAGTGCCACAAGAAACTAAAACATACCGCGAAAGCGTTAACGAATTTATTCGTTCAAAAGGAACAGTAACTAACGAAGCTTTGCGTTTCGAAGGGAAAGACGAGGTTCTTATCCCACTTAACCAAACGACTCCTATAGATCCTAAAACGGACGGTGTTAAGAAAACAGATGTAAAACCTGTCTCTAGTGAAGAAATTCTTTACACACCAGCTCGTGAAGTTAAGACAGTTGTTGATTTGAAACAATTCACTAGCATCCACCCAGCTAAAAAAGCGTCAGGGAAATGGCCAGTATTGCAATGTGCGACTGAAAAAATGGTTAGCGTTGAAGAGCTCGAAAAAAATCCAAAGCTTGCTAAACCAAAATTTAAAGACGTAGAGTGGAAAGTCGAGACTTATCGTGGAGCCATCCCATTATCTCAAGAGTCAATTGACGATGCAGATGTTGATTTAGTTGGAATTGTTGCTGAAACAATCGGTCAAATGAAAGTTAATACAACTAATGATGCAATTGCTAAAGTCCTAAAAACATTTGAGCCTAAAGCTGATGTCAAAACATTAGATGAAATCAAAAAAATCCTAAATGTAGATTTAGATCCAGCTTACAATGTGTCATTTATCGTATCTCAAAGCTTTTACCAGTCCATGGATACTTTAAAAGACGAAAACGGTCGTTATCTACTCCAAGACTCAATCACTTCTGTTACTGGGAAAGTATTCCTTGGAAAACCTGTTTTTGTACTAGCCGATGAGGTTTTAGGTAAAAATAAAGCATTTGTCGGAGATTTCAAACGTGGTGTGTTATTCGCCGACCGCAAAGACTTAGGTTTGCGTTGGGTCGATAATGACATTTACGGTCAATATTTGCAAGCTGTGTTACGTTTCGGTGTTGCTAAGGTAGATGACAAAGCTGGCTACTATGTGACATTTACGCCAGAACAATTGCCCTCGTAAGGCCACTGAAGAAGTGGCGAAACCAACAAGCAAAAGCACTGTAGAAGAAATCAAACGCTATTTAACAAGCAAGGGAATTGACTTTAGTGGTAAGACATTGAAATCAGATTTACTTGCACTAGCAGGCGTTGAAGAGGTATAGCCATGGCTGTATCGAAAGAGTTATTAGACAGTGTAAAGCTCTATTGTAAAATTGACTTTGATTTTGAGGATGACATCATTAAAGAAATGATTGAATCTGCTCAGGAACAAATTTGTTTTGCGATAGAAGAGGGCTCAACCGCAGGCACGTTTAAGGAAAGCGCTAAATTTGCTTTAGCAGTCAAAAAACAAGTCAAGGAAGAGTATGACCATCGCGGTTTGTCTGCGGATAGTTTTCGCTATCCGTTGGCAAATGGCGTTTTAAATATCATCCATCAACTACGATTGCGGGGTGATGATTCATGATTACACGCAAGATGAACGTCAGGATAACGATTTTTAGCCAATCAGGTGGGCAAAATGAAGATGGTGAAGTAGTATCTGCTATCAGAAAAGACTTATATACCTGTTGGGCAGAAGTATTGAAAACGCAGTTAAGAGACTTTAATTACCAATCAAAGTTTCAAAACGCTAGCAATCTGCCGACAAATAAGGATACAAAAGTTTTTTTAATTAGGTATAACCCTGAATTATCCATAGATAACACGATGTTTGTTGAGTTTGACAAGCGCATTTATAAGATAGATAAAATCGAATCTGACGAATCCGGCAAAGATATGATCATGATAAGTGGAGTAAGCATGTCATGACAAAGGGTTTAGATGAAATATTGGCTAATCTGACAAAGCTTGAAGTAAAAGCTTCAAAAACTGCAAAAGCTGCCGTGACTAAGGTTGCGAAAGAATTTGAGAAGACCCTCAAATCAAATACACCTGTTTATGAGATTGAAACAGATGAGCGGCTACAAGAAGATACAGTTATCAGCGGTTTCAAAGGTTCTAATGTCGGCATTGTTTCAAAAGAAATCGGTTATGGTAAAGCGACAGGTTGGCGTGCTCACTATCCTAACGATGGGACAATTTATCAACGTGGACAGGATTTCAAGGAAAGAACAATCAATCAGATGACACCGAGAGCCAGACAAATTTATGCTGAAAAAGTTAAGGAGGGACTAGGACTTTGATTGCTGAAACAGCAGCTTATAAATTGTTAAGTAACGATAAGACGCTAAATGAGCTGTTGGATAGGCTCAGAGGCGGTACTTTTAAAAATGGATTTAAACAAGGGATTTTTACTTATGATATCCCGGATAATCCTGTTAACTTACGAAAAGTAGAATTGGCACCATTTATGCGAATTAACACAACGTTAGATGGTCCTTTTGATTATGCTGATGACGAGATACTTTGCAATGAGCAACGTATAACTATTAATTTTTGGTGCAAAACAGCTTCAGAAGCTGACCAAATTAACAAATGTATAGATAACATTTTAAAACAAGGCGGTTTTGAAAGATATACCGCGAATGAAAAACCAAGATATAAAGATAGAGATATTGACTTACTCATGAATGTAAGGAAATACCGCTATTTTGATTTTTATTAAAAGAAAGAGGAAAAAATGGGAAAAGTAAAATTTGGACTACGTGATTTTTACTATGGAGTACTAGACGGAAATGACAAGGTTACAAAAGCAGAGAGTATAAAGCATTTGCCGGGAATGAAATCCGCAAAACTTGATATTACCAATGAATTGGTCACTGTGCCAGCAGACGATGGACCTTACGTTGTATTATCAGGTGGAATCAGCGAGACAAAACTTGAAATCGAGTTGTTAGATTTAACATCAGATGCACGCAAAGATTTCTTTGGAATCACAGTAGAAAAAGGTGTTGAGAAGTACAACAAAAACCTAACGCCAAATGACATTGTTTGTTTATTTAGGACTAGCGATGAAAACGGTAAGGCGATTTGGATTGCGTTGCTTAAAGGGAAATTTAATCTTCCGGGAATGGAGGCACAAACAAAAGAAGGCGCACCTGATCCGAAACCAGATACTACAACGGGTAACTTTGTTGCCCGCGGACCAAAAGAGGAAGTGCTTTTGGTCGGGCGCGAGGGTAATAGCGGTTTTAATTTGAATGAATTTTTAAAATGTGTATTTGCCGGCTGCGGTGATGCAGAAATTAAAAAAATACCAATTGCGGAACAAGCAAGTACGGTTATGTAATTTTTAAGGTCGCATTTAAGCTGCGACCTTTTATTTTTGACAAGGAGTAGATATGTACGAAATTACCTTAAAAAAAGGCGGTGTTGATAAGGAATTTAAAAAAGACTTTATCAATGTCGAAGATAATTTGTTGGCTGTTGAGCATCAAGTTAGACAAAGCGCTGTGTTTAGCGATGAGAAAAGACGTTTAGATTCTAAAGCGCATAGAAAACTTAACGAATCTTACTTGCAAATGTTTGTTGATATGTACGCAGGTCAGTTTACCGTTGATGATTTAAAGCAATCTGATATGACCGTTTTAAATACACTTAATGACCTGTACATTGCAGCACTCGGAGGAGAGCAGGAGGAAGACGAAAGCGAAAAAAAGGAACAATAACCCCACAAGAGGCTAAAGAAAACTTACTCTTGTGGATACAGAGCCTTTTGAAAAACGGTTATACCATTTTAGATATTAAAAAAATGCGCTTATCAGACATCGAATTGATGGTACAAGCACTAGAAATTGAAACTGTCGAAAAAGAAGAAGTGATTGAAACGACCTTGGATAAGGCATTCCCATTCCTTTTCGGCTAGAAAGGAGACTAAATGGGGAATATAGGTGATTTAGTAGCAACAGCTACATTAGACATATCACCCTTTATGTCAAACACAAGAAACCTAAAAACCTACATGAAAGGCTTAGATAACTCTTTAAAAGCAGTTGAAAAGAGCTTTCAAGGGCATGGCGGGCGGATTAAAGGTCTTAAAGCGGTCTATGCTGAAACAGGTAGTGCATTAAAAGGTTACCAAGAATTACTAAAAACTCAGTCACAAAAATATAGCGACCTAAAAAAAGAGATAGGTGATGTTAATAACGCTACTGCTGAGCAAAAACAAAAATTAATTGGCGCTAAATCAGCCATGCTAGAAACAGCAGCGCAAGTGGCGGAATTGCAAAACAGATTACGAGCTTTAGCCACTGAAACTAGCGTCTTTACAAGATTTGGTAAAGCTGCTGAAAGAATTGGCGGGAAGATGAAGTCATTCGGCGATTCTGTCGCCGGTGTAGGTGCTGCATTTACAAGAGGAGTTACAGCTCCGATTGTTGCAGGAGCTGGTTATGCTATTAAAGCGGCTGTCGATTATGAATCTGCTTTTGCCGGTGTCAAGAAAACCGTGGATGAAACGGCGACGGTATCCTATGCTAAGTTGTCGCAAGGCATTAGACAAATGGCCAAAGAGTTGCCAGCCAGTGCTGTTGAAATCGCTCACGTTGCAGAAGCAGCAGGTCAATTAGGAGTTAAGACAGGAGATATTCTTAGTTTCTCTCGTACAATGATTGATTTAGGAGAATCTACCAATTTATCTGCAGAGGAAGCGGCGACGTCTATTGCTAAAATTGCAAATATTACAGGTCTAGCATCATCTGAGTATTCGCGTTTTGGAAGTGCTGTCGTTGCGTTAGGGAATAACTTTGCGACAACTGAAAGAGACATTGTTGCAATGACCAATCGTATAGCAGCATCTGGTAAGCTTGCGGGATTAACTAATCAGGAGATGTTAGCTTTAGCTACAGCAATGTCAAGCGTTGGTATAGAGGCGGAGGCTGGTGGTACAGCAATGACTCAATCATTATCAGCTATTGAACGTGCAGTCGCATCTGGAGGCGATAATTTAAATAAATTTGCTCAGATAGCTAACATGTCCTCAGCCGATTTTGCTAGAGCGTGGAAAGAAAAGCCAATTGTCGCATTGCAAGAGTTTATTAAGGGGCTTGGTCAACTTGATAAAAAAGGCGAAAGTGCCACAAAAGTACTTGATGAGTTAGGATTAAGCGGTATTCGCCAGTCTAACATGTTGAAATCATTAGGTTTAGCATCTGAAACATTAGGCAAGGCACTTGGAATTTCCAATAAGGCTTGGAAAGAAAACACGGCGTTGACTGACGAAGCTAACAAACGTTACGAGACAACAGAGTCTAAGCTGAAAATGCTTAAAAACGAAGTCAATGATGTAGCCATAGAATTTGGTGGTCCTTTGGTTGACGCTCTGAGAAACGGGCTCGAAGCAGGGAAGCCAATCATCCAAATGGCGGCTGACTTAGCTAAACAATTTAACTCGCTCGACAAAGAGCAACAACAGCAAATTATCAAGTGGGGACTTATTGCAGCCGCCGCTGGGCCGGCTTTATCTATTTTGGGTAAGGGTATTGGTGTTATCGGCGGAACCATTCAAGCTATCGGCAAGATGAGCAAAGGGATTGGTGCTTTATCTGGTTGGCTACGCACGTTTAAAGCCGGTGCAGTAGCAGCAAGTGTTGGAGCTGAAGCTGCCACAGCTTCTATGGGCAGTTTGACTGGCGCGGTTGCCTTATTAAGCAACCCGGTAACGTGGGGTGTTTTGCTAGGTGGCGCAGCTGTTATTGGTATTGGTTTAATTGCTGATAGCATGTATAAAGCCCAAAAACGCACGGAAGAGTGGGGAACCGCTGTTTCCGCGACAGAAGCAACTGCACTAAGTAACTTTAAGAAAAAAGTTGACGAAACTAACACTTCTTTGCAAATGTTCGAGGCAGGCGCAGGTAGCGTTAAGAAAGTGACTGAAGCTTTTGATGATTTGGTCGGAAGTATTGAAAAGTTAGCTCAATCAAAATTAGATAAGAATATAAACTTAGCTAAAAAATTAGGATTGTCAGAAGAAACCATAAATGCTTTGAAATCCAAAACTGAATCAGTAGTTAACAATGTTAAAAGCATGAACACCCAGATTAAAGCAATCATGGAGAAGCACAATGGTGACATGAGCCAGTTGTCAAGCGCTGAAAAAGAACTTGTTTTGCGAAATCAGAGAGAAATGATTATTGCTCAACTTGATTTAATGAAGTTTTCTGCATCAGAAAAGAAAGCTTTAACAGCAGCTTTGAATAACGAGTTAGATGCGCTAAATGCAAGGCAGTTGGAAAAAGTATCTGAAAACACTGTTAAGATGCTCGATAAAGAAAATTCTGCATATAAAACAAAAAAAGCAGAGTTAAAAGAGATTTTGAAGCAATTTGGCAGCGACACTAGTAAATTGAGTGCTGAAGAGTTGGCTGCTAGACAGGAAGTTTTGAATAGACTTACCGAACTTAATATGCAGCACAACCTAAAAACCAAAGCTTTGAATGATCAGTATCTTGCTATCCAGAGGGAGCGAGTCCAACGGTTAAAAGAATCTGGTAAAAGTCAAGAGGAAATCCACCGCGGCATAAGTCAAATGGCGTCAGATATGGCTCAGAAGCTTGGCATTAGCTATGATGACGCTTATCGCAAAATGGCTTACTATACCGAAAAATCCGGTGAAACGTTGAAAGTTTTATCACGTAATACCGCTAATGCTACTGCAGAGGTAGCAGCAGCAAATGCTCAATGGGACAGTTTGTTTACGAGTGATAATCCACAACAAAGTTTAAACGAATTGTTATCAACGGCAGAAGGTTGGAATAGCTTTGAAATCATGGTTAAGAACGCTGATGTTGAACCGACGGGGAGAGCCGCACTTGCTGAAATGCTAGTAGCTGGTGGCCAATGGCAAAACATGACGTTAGAACAGAAAAAATTGGTTGTGGATGGGCAACAGGCCATGATTGAAATTTTTGATAGCAAAGAGTTGTTAGCGCAATGGCAAGTGTTGACACCAGAAGAAAAAGTCTTACTAGCGAAAAACTTAACACAAGAACCAACTATGTCCGCTCAACAAGCTCTTGATAGCGTTAAACAAACAGTACCTGCTGATGTGAATGCTACGGATAAAACAGCAGGTGATACTCAGTCGGCGCAAAGTAAGATTGATAATGTCAAGCAGAAAGCGCCAGCCGATATGAAGGCATCGGATAAGACTGGACCAGATGTTGCAAGCGCCAATAGGGCAGTCAATAGTCCTAAACAAAATAGTCCAGCTGTTATTAGAGCACAAGATAACGCAAGCGGCGTTGCAGAAAATGTTATATGGTCACTGGCTAGAATCCCAAGAAGTGTTACAACAACCATTACAACGTTTGTCCGTAAGATTTTCGGACACGAAAAAGGGACTGATTTCCACCCTGGCGGGTTAGCTGTGGTCAATGACCAAAAAGGGGCGCTATATAGAGAGTTAGTTACCTTACCGACTGGAGAATCATTTATCCCAACTGGTCGAAACGTTATCCTCCCTCTACCGAGAGGGTCAAAAGTTTTAAAGGCCAGCCGAACAAAACAGTTATTCCCGCACTATGCAAATGGAATAGGTTTTGATGATACAAGAATCGCTAGCTTAACAACTCGTCTTAAATCTGTGCAAGATAAAGGAACTGTAGTCGTTAACGCTGATCCACAACTTGCCGAGTTGATTAAGCTGCTTAAAGACAGAGATGACAGAAATGTCACAAACAACTATACACTAAACGCTACTAATAGCAGTAGTTCAGAAGATATGTTTAGTCAAGAAAACATGAGACGGCTAGTCAGAGAATTAGCTTACTACACAAAAGGTGAAGAAGGGAGGTTAGCTTAGTGAGATACATTGAGTTTAACGGAACTAAAAGCAATGATTTAGGTTTGTTGCTAGAACGCGAGCGGTCAATTAAGTCGACAAATAATGACGTTGATTTAATCGAAGTAGCTGGTCGTGACGGTGTACTTATTAAAGACAACGAACGCTTAAAAGCGGTTGAGCAAGACTTTCCTTTTTCGCTGGTTGGTGACGTGACTGCCAATCAACAAAAAATAAGTGAATGGTTGCACGTCAAAGGTTGGCATGACTTAGCTTTGTCTTGGGACAAGGACTATATCTATCGGGCTAGTGTTGTCAATCTTTTTGAGATAGACGAGATTCTAAAACAATTCGGCAGACTGAAAATCAACTTCTTAATCCACCCTATCAAATACTTAAAAACGGGTAAGCAAGAGGTGTCTCTCGTTAATGGTAGTACTCTACAAAATCCCGGCAATGTTCAGGCTAAACCTATCTTAAAAATCAAAGGTATAGGCAATGGGGTTTTAACCATTAATGGCTTTAAGACAGGGCTGGAAAATGTGCAAGGAGAACTCGTCATAGATATGGAGAGGCATCTGGTCTATAAAGATGTCTTGTCGGCTTGGGATAATATCGTGCGGACAGAGCGCCACCGCATGCCGTTATTTGACGTTGGACAAAATAAAATCTCGTGGACTGGTAGCTTTACAATTACCGCAGTGCCAAACTGGGGGGTTAAAGTATGATGCCAGTTTTGTATGAGGCTAAGGAAACCAAGTTTAGGACTTTTGGTCTCGGTGAGATTGCGGATGCTTATGAGGTTAAAGCCACTCGTGAGCGCAATGGTAATTACTCACTGTACATCAAATATCCGCTAGATGGTGTCTTTGCCTCAGTTTTTAAAGAGGAAATGAAGATTAAGTCTGACGCTGGTCGTAGAACCAAATGGCAGACTTTTGAGATTAATCGGGTACTACGAAATAGTAAAGACCACATCGAGATTTTTGCGCGTCATATCTCTATGCGCACACAGGATATTGCTTTAAAACCGTTTGTAAACGGTGCGAGCGTAGGAGCCGAATCAGCTTTAGAAATCTGGAAGAAAAACCTTGTCGGTGATGATAAGTTTGACGTTAAAAGCGACATCCTAACGCTCGGGAGCTTTAGCTGGGAAGCTGATAAAATCGGCAATGCCCGTGGTGCTCTAGGAGGTGTCGCTGGCTCTATCCTAGATGTTTACGGTGGCGAGTACGAGTTTGACAACCGTACAATCATCTTACGCAAGCAAATGGGGCGTAAAGCTCCCACGGTATTGGAGTATGGCCGTAATATCGTCAGCGTAGAGGAGGAGCGCTTGCTAGATGGCAATTACACCTCTATCTATCCTTACGTAAGATATACGCCACAACCAAAACCGCAAGAGGAAGCCCCTGGTAAGCCGCATGTAGGCGAGCATAAACAACCCGAAGAACAGCTGGTGACATTGCCTGAATTTATCCTAGATGGTCAATATCTCAGCTTATATGCTCAGCGCAGAATCCAAATGGTTGATTTATCAAGTCATTTTAACGATGACAAAAATAAAAAAGAGCCAACAGTCGAAGAAATTAGAAAGTTGGCTCAGAAATACCTTAAGGATAATAACGTAGGCGCCCCTAAAGTCAGCATTGAGGTTGATTATATCGACTTGTCACAAACGCTTGACTATCAAGATTTTAGGGTCATGGAGGAGGTTGAGCTTTGCGACATTGTGCCGCTTTATTATCCAAAGTTTGGCATCACGACTGAGTCTGAAAAAGTAGTTGAGATTGTCTATGACGTCTATACAGATAGCAATCACACAATCAAATTAGGTACGATTGGTCAATCAATCTCTAAAAGTTTGACTGGTGGTGTTTCTGAACGTATTAATGCGTTGGAAAATAATCAAAAGGTAATTACTAACAACCAAAAACAATTTGAACTCAATCTGCCTAAATACCTCAATGACATCAATGGTAAACGCGTTTGGTACGAAAAACCAGATGACAATATTGAGCATAAGATAGGCGACTACTGGTTTGAGAAAAATGGGAAGTATCAGCGCACATGGATTTGGGATGGCAATCAATGGGTCAAAGTACTAGATACAGAGGATTTAAACCCTAACCAACGGGCCTTTGACGAGGCAATGGCTGAAATCGAAAAAGCCAAAAAAGCGCAGGAAGAAATTAACCAGCGTACTGACAAAGAGCTAGAGGAATTCCGAGCCACCCTCAAAAACCTAGCGTTACCAGAGGAAGCGATTAAAAAAATCACAGAGGCTATCAAAGTTGATGACATCCCGTCTATTAAACAAAGCTTTGATGACCTCAAAAACAAAGTCAGTGAAACGAGCGAGACGTCCCGTCTAAACGCCGAAATTTTAGGTAACAACGGTAAGACCCGCTATAACAAAAATTTATTGGTTGGCGACCCTAACCGCACCAAAACCTATGATGAGGATTACATCGAGGTAGAAGCCAACGATGGTGGTTTTAAACGTGGCGAGACGTACACGATTAGCTTTAGCCAGACTTGTGAGCTACTCCAAAAAGTGGCTATCACGCTGACACAGGCTAACAACAAGGGAGTTAAGTTAGTGCTGACACCAACTAAAGCAAAAACGGATGCACAGACGTTTGAGGTCACTAAGGATAAACAGTCTATAGAGGTATATCCTTTAAGTTATACAGGCGTTTTAACTGGTGACTGGTATAAACCTAAGCAAATAGATTTAAACGCCTCAGACACGCAGGAATTGGCTCTAGAGATGGCTTATAAAGAGGTTGTGGATGGTAAGGATGCCGCAATCACAGGGATATGGTCAGACAGCCCACAAATTATATTAGACGGAGGTAAAAAATGACAGAAACTATACCGCTACGAGTCCAATTTAAGCGGATGACTGCCGAAGAATGGACTCGCAGCGATGTCATCTTACTTGAGAGTGAAATAGGCTTTGAGACCGATACAGGATATGCTAAGTTTGGTGATGGTAAAAACCAATTTAGTAAGCTTAAGTACCTTAATAAACCAGATCTAGGTGCGTTTGCACAAAAAGAAGAAACTAATAGTAAAATCACCAAATTAGAATCAAGCAAAGCAGATAAAAACGCTGTTTACTTAAAAGCAGAGTCAAAAATAGAGCTTGACAAGAAATTAAATCTCAAAGGCGGCGTCATGACAGGTCAACTACAGTTTAAACCTAATAAAAGTGGTATTAAACCCTCATCTTCCGTAGGAGGAGCGATTAACATTGATATGTCTAAATCGGAAGGTGCTGGTGTTGTTGTCTATTCTAACAATGATACCAGTGATGGGCCGTTAATGAGCTTGCGGACGGGTAAAGAGACCTTCAATCAATCAGCGCTTTTTGTCGATTACAGCGGTAAGACTAATGCCGTTAATATTGCGATGCGTCAGCCAACCACCCCCAATTTTTCCTCTGCGCTTAATATTACTAGCGGCAATGAAAATGGTAGTGCGATGCAAATTAGAGGCGTCGAAAAAGCATTGGGAACGCTCAAAATCACACACGAAAACCCAAACGTTGAGGCAAATTACGATGAAAACGCTGCAGCGTTATCTATTGATATCGTTAAAAAACAGAAAGGCGGAAAAGGTACTGCTGCTCAAGGAATCTACATTAACTCAACCTCAGGAACGACAGGGAAGTTGCTTAGGATTAGAAATCTTGGTGATGATAAGTTCTACGTCAAGCATGACGGTGGTTTTTATGCCAAGAAAACTTCGCAGATTGATGGCAACCTGAAACTCAAGAATCCCACAGCGGATGATCATGCGGCAACTAAAGCTTATGTTGATAGTGAAGTCAAAAAATTAAAAGCACTCTTAATGGATAAGCAAGTGTAAAGAGGAGGAAATATGAGTAGAGATCCAACGTTGACATTAGACGAGTCAAATCTCGTTATTGGTAAGGATGGACGTGTGCATTACACATTTACCGCAGAGGACGACAACCCAAAAGTCAGACTAGCTAGCAAGTGTCTAGGCACAGCGCATTTTAATCAGCTCATGATTGAGCGAGGAGACCAAGCTACTAGCTATGTTGCGCCAGTAGTAGTTGAGGGTACAGGTAATCCGACTGGACTATTTAAAGACCTCAAAGAGATTAGCTTAGAGCTGACAGATACTGCTAATTCCCAGCTTTGGTCAAAAATTAAGCTGACTAACCGTGGTATGTTGCAGGAATACTACGACGGTAAGATCAAGACCGAGATAGTCAACTCCGCCAGAGGTGTCGCTACACGTATCAGCGAGGATACTGATAAAAAGCTAGCGCTCATCAATGATACCATTGATGGTATCAGGCGTGAGTATCGAGATGCTGATAGGCGCTTATCCTCAAGTTACCAGTCTGGCATTAACGGCCTAAAAGCTCAACTAGCCAATGATAAAATCGGTTTACAAGCTGAGATACAAGCAACCGCTCAAGGATTATCACAAAAGTATGATAACGAGCTAAGACAGTTATCGGCTAAGATCACAACAACCTCAAGCGGCACTACAGAGGCCTACGAGAGTAAGCTTGCGGGCTTACGTGCTGAGTTTACTCGTAGTAATCAAGGCATGAGGATAGAGCTCGAGTCTCAAATCAGCGGACTAAGAGCTGTACAGCAGTCAACAGCTAGCCAAATCTCACAAGAGATTAGAGACAGGACAGGTGCTGTCAGTCGTGTGCAGCAAGACCTAGAGAGTTATCAGCGTCGTTTGCAGGATGCGGAAGATAATTACAGTAGCTTAACCCATACAGTTAGAGGTTTGCAGAGTGATGTGGGATCCCCGACTGGTAAAATCCAATCACGCTTTACGCAGCTGCAATACCAAATAGACCAGCGAGTGACTCGTGACGGAGTTATGTCAATCATTAACCAGTCTGGAGACAGCATTAAATTAGCTATCCAAAAGGCTGGCGGCATTAATGCCAAAATGTCTGGTAATGAGATTATCTCAGCAATTAACCTCAACTCCTACGGAGTAACAATCGCAGGTAAACACATCGCTCTCGATGGCAATACGACTGTCAACGGCACCTTTACCACAAAGATAGCAGAGGCTATCAAGATTAGGGCTGATCAGATTATTGCAGGCACGATTGACGCTGCTAGGATTAGAGTAATTAACCTTAACGCAAGTAGTATCGTTGGTTTAGACGCTAACTTTATCAAAGCTAAAATTGGCTATGCTATCACTGATTTGCTCGAGGGCAAAGTCATCAAAGCTCGTAATGGCGCTATGCTTATTGATCTTAGCTCGGCTAAGATGGATTTTAATAGTAATGCGACCATCAACTTTAACAGCCGAGATAACGCTTTAGTGCGTAAAGACGGTACCCACACTGCCTTTGTACACTTTAGTAATGCCACACCAAAAGGTTATACAGGTTCGGCATTATATGCCTCTATTGGTATCACCTCATCTGGTGATGGGGTCAACAGTGCGTCATCTGGACGTTTTGCGGGTATGCGTTGCTTTAGGCACGCTACAGGCTACAACCACACTGCGGCAGTCGACCAAACAGAAATTTATGGTGATAGTGTACTTATTGCAGATGACTTTAGCATCAATAGAGGCTTTAAATTTAGGCCGGACAAAATGACTAAAGTACTCGATATGAATGACTTGTATGCGGCCGTAGTAGCCTTAGGCCGTTGTTGGAAGCACTTAGCTAACGTCGGCTGGAATACCGTTCATGGCAATTTTACAAATGCGGTCACTAACGAGTTAAATAATCATATCAACAAAATTTAATAGGAGAAACAATGGATTTAACATTAAAAAATAAAGAACTCAATACACTATATCGTGTACTAGACAAAATCAAAATCACTAATATGCGTGCTAATCGTGGCCGTGCTAAGCTGCTTGCCAAAGTAGTCGATAAAATCAATGAGTATGCAAAAGATGAGACCGACTTAATTGATATGTATGCAGCTAAGGATAAAGATGACAAATTTGTCATTGATGAGCACAAAAACATCAAGCTAGCAGACCCCGCTAAACTCGACGAGTTCAACGGCCTACTCAACGAGCTAGCTGATGAAGAAATTGTGATTAAAGGGGGTGAGTACTCCAAGCGATTTATTGACTTTTTAAACTTTTTAGAAGAGTGTGAAGATGAATTTACATCATCTGAAATCATTCTTATCGACAACATTTTGGAACAATTTGAAGAAAGTAAAAAAGGAGAAAAACCATGAGAAATTGGAAAGTGACAGGAAAATACCCACAATTTGACAGCACAGTAGCAGTCGCAAGCACACATATTATTATCACTGCTGAGGATGGCTCAGTCATCTCTCAACTTGTTAAGCAAGACTTAATCTCGACTAATGACACAGAGATTATCAAAGCTACTTTGGAAGAATTTAAAAAATCTGAATACGTTGAAATTGCAATGGGCGAAGCCGTGCAAAAGGTAGACGACCTTGAAAAAATCTCACAGGAAACTGCTAAGACTGCCAAGACTGCTCAAACAGCCGCAGGATTAGCTAAGGTGTCCGCAGAGCGTACACAGCGAATGATTAACTTGCAAACCATCCACATGTTAACGAGCGGCGGCAAGATTGATTCTGACATTTATAAAGGCATGCTTGAGCTAATCGAGCCAGCCAAAAAAGGTGAGTATCAAGCCTATGATGTCTTTACGGTGGTCGACAGTACTAAAGAGGAAGACGGTGAAGCAGGCGAAGGCAATCTTGTCTTTGTACATGTCAACGAGCCGTTTACTTATGAGGCACAGACCTTAGAGGAGCTAGAGTCAGAAGCCAAAGTAACAGTTATCAAGTACGCTGATTTGGTTAAACAAGATTAGAGGTGGTTTATGGCAACAGAGTTGATATTTGGCGTTGGTGGCTTTATTTTAGCTATCGTCACGACTTACAATATTTTTAATGCAAAATCCATCAAGCATGCGACAGATATTACTTTGTTGCAATCTGAGGTAGAGCATTTAAAAATTGTTACACGCCAAAATGCTCGGCGGCTTGAAGAGCACGCTGAGCAAAATAAAACGTTGATTACAATGACAGAGCAAATTAAAAATTTAACAGATGATGTTAAAGATTTAAAAGATATGATGAGAGGAGAAATCAAATGATCAATTTAAAATTACGACTACAAAACAAAGTAACCTTGATGGCTATTTTGGGAGCTATCTTTTTGTTAGCGCAACAATTAGGTATTAAATTACCATCAAACATCGCGGATATTGCCAACACAGCTGTAACGCTTTTGGTGTTGCTTGGCGTTGTCACAGATCCTACTACAAAAGGCTTATCTGACAGCGAACAAGCATTGACTTACCATGAGCCCAAAAAATAGGAGGAGCCATGCGAGCAATCACACGATTAGCATTAGTTATAGCAATCGCAATACTGTATGTGCCATTATCTGTGGTTGCTCTTATCTTTTATCCGTTTTTAGATAAGGAGGACAGATGACCTTTTTAGATAAAATTAAACAAGGCTGTTTAGATGGCTGGGCTAAGTACAAAATCTTGCCATCCTTGACCGCAGCACAAGCTATCTTAGAGAGCGGGTGGGGTAAACATGCACCACATAACGCTTTGTTTGGTATTAAGGCAGACGCAAGCTGGACCGGTAAGTCGTTTAACACCAAAACCCAAGAGGAATATCAAGCTGGTGTTATTACTGACATTGTTGACAGGTTTAGAGCCTATGACAGCTGGGATGAATCTATCGCTGACCATGGACAATTTTTAGTAGATAATCCACGCTACCAGTCTGTTATTGGGGAGGCTGATTATAAAAAAGCTTGTCATGCTATAAAAGATGCAGGCTATGCGACTGCGAGTGGCTATGCGGAGCTACTTATCCAAATTATTGAGGAGAATAACTTGCAGAAATGGGATAAAGAGGCTATTGTCAGAAAGGAGAAGCAAATGATTAATTCTCAATGTCGAGAAGTCATTGAATTTTTTATTAATTTGGCCAATGCTGGTATGGGTGTTGACAAAGATAGTTTTGCGGGCTGGCAATGTGCAGATGTGCCTTGTTATGCAGCAAAGCACTGGTTCGATGTCGACCTTTGGGGAAATGCGATTGACTTACTAGATAGCGCTGCTGCCGTAGGTTGGGAAGTCCATCGCATGCCGACAGATGCAAATCCACTGACGGGAGCATTTTTTGTCCAATCAGTGCCGTATCACCAATTTGGACATACGGGAATTGTTATCGAGGATAGTGACGGTTACACCATGCGCACTGTCGAGCAAAACATTGATGGCAATCCTGATGCTTTGTATGTCGGTGCACCAGCTCGTTTTAACACTCGTGACTTTACTGGCGTGATAGGTTGGTTTTACCCACCATATCAAGGGGATACAGTCACGCAACCAGTCAGCACCGAGCCGCAAACTTCTGACACTATCGTAGAGACAGCAAAAACAGGCACCTTTACCCTTGATGTTGCAGAGATCAATATCAGACGCTGGCCAAGCCTAGCCAGTGAAGTAGTAGGTAGCTATAAGCAAGGTGATACTGTCAGCTTTGACAATGAGGGTTATGCCAACGGTTACTACTGGATTAGCTATGTTGGCGGCTCAGGTATGCGTAACTACCTAGGTATTGGACAGACTGATAAAGATGGGAATCGCATCAGCCTTTGGGGTAAATTAAATTAGGAGGTAAAGCTCCGAGATAAGACAAAACCGCTCAGATTATTCTGGGCGGTTTTTTGTGTATGATGAATTATTTTTCAAGATAAATATCGAAATGACTAAAGTTCTTCATATTGATAATTCTATTATCTTTATATTTTGCAAAAATATCTGATCTAGTCCCTTCATTTGGTGAGTCAAATAAGTCTATTTGCTCATGTTTCCCATCTTTTGTGCCAATTTCGATTCTGCCGCTTACATAAGGAGAAGTAGCGTCATAAATTTTATAATTATCCATAAGGTATTTTCTGATTTTAAAGTCAATTTCCTGGAAAGTTACGATATCCTTTTCTAGAATAATCTTGTTATTTAAGTTCTGTTGAGATTCTCCCGAAATAAATAGATTTCCCAATAATTTATGATTTACTTTATTATTTTGAGCAGGCGTAATTCCTCCATAGATGTACTCACCGGTGTGAGAATTAAGAATATAAAATAATCCAAAAACATCTACATGATCATCTCGTTTAAATTTTTGAGAGGCCTCATAAGACATTTCGGAACTAATATAATAGTCTTTCCCTCTATATTTTTGAGTATCAATGTTTAATGTGTGTGTCGTTGAAAAATTTACCCTGCAATCTTTATAATCATAAGGAGTTATAGTGTATGCATAAAGTAAATCACTTTTAACATTCGAAATGTCTTTCTTAGAGTCACTTTTGATGATAGGTGAAATAGTAGAAATCAGTATGACTGTAATTATGAAAACTATTTTGATGATGTTAATCTTTTTCAT